GGCGCAGGTGGCCGCGCAGGTGGACGCGGCCGGCGTGCTGACTCAGGTCGGGCTTGACCTCTACGGGCCCGCGGATGCGGTCGATGCGCTGGCGCAGGTCGGCATCGAAGGCGATGACCGGGTCGTGGGCATCCAACAGGGCTGGCGGCTGAACGGCGTGATCAAGACCATGGAGAACCGGCTCGCCAACGGGACCATGGCGCATGCCGGGCAGGCGATGATGGCCTGGTGCGTGGGCAACGCGAAGGTGGAGCCGAAGGGCAACGCCATCAGCATCACGAAGCAAGCGGCGGGCACGGCGAAGATTGACCCGCTGGTGGCGGCGTTCTGCGCCGGCGCACTGATGGTGCGGAACCCTGAGGCACAATCGCCGGTCGATCCGCTGGCAATGATCGCCTGACAAGGAGGACGCCATGCAGCGTCGTGAACGCACATCCGAAGGCGCTGGGCTTGATTTCGTCATCTCTGACGGCAGCCTCGACCGCCACGGAACGCGCATAAACCCAAGGGGATGGGATCTGACCGCCTTCAAGCGGAACCCGATCGCCCTCTTTGGTCACTCCGGCGGATTCCCCATCGGTAAGTGGGAGAACGTCCGCGTTGAGGGCGACAAGGTGCTGGGGCGCCTGGTGCTCGCGGCGAAGGGCACCAGCGCGCGCATCGATGAACTGGCGAGCCTGGTTGAGCAGGGAATCCTGCGCGCCGTGTCGGTCGGGTTCGCGGTGCTGGAATACGGCGCGCCCGGCAAGAGCCAGTACGACTACGTCAAGCAAGAATTGCTTGAGGTGTCGCTGGTCTCGGTTCCGTCGAACACCAATGCGCTCGCGGTTGCCCGCGGGCTGAACATCTCATCCGAAACGCTGTCCCTGGCCTTTGGCGAGCATGCCGAGGCGGGCCATGGACGCGAGACCACTGGCGGGCACGCCGACACGTCACAAGCCGAGAATCGCGCCCGCGTGGCCGTTCCGGCACCAGCGAAAGCAAAGGCAATGACCCTTTCCCAGCGTATCGAGGCCGCGCAGAGCGACCTCAATGCCAAGCGCGACCGACTGACGGAACTCTCCGGCGCGGATGCCCTGGACGTGGAGGCGCTGGAGGCGCTGAACGCCGAGGTCGAGGTCGCCGAGCGCGCGTTGAACGCGCTGAGGGCGACCGAACAGCGCATCGGCGTGACCGCCGAGCCGAAGGTGACGGCGCCGAACGTGGCGCGCCGCCCGCTCGGCGCCGCGCAGCGCGAAGTGAGCGGCCTGGACCTGCTCGTTCGCGCCGCGGTGGTGCGCGGTGTCTCGCACTTCGGCAACAAGCCGGTCGAGCAGGTACTGCAGGAGCGGTATCCGGGCCATGAGGCGACCGCCATCATGACCCGCGCCGACCAGACCATCGGCACTACGACGGTGGCCGGCTGGGCGTCGGAGATCGTGCAGACCGCCTATGCGGACTTTCTCCAGGCGCTGGTGGGCAAGTCGATCTATCCGGTCCTTCGTGACCGCGGCATCGGCCTGAGCTTCGATGGCGTCGGCACCGTGTCCATCCCGAGCCGCACGGCCGGCGGCGCGGGTGGCGGCTTCGTTGCGGAAGGGTCGCCGATCCGCGTGGGCCGCATCACCACGGCCGCCACCACCATGACCGCGAAGAAAATGGGCGTCATCGTCCCATTCTCGCGCGAGCTGGCCAAGCGCAGCACGCCGGCCATCGAGGCGCTGGTTCGCCAGGCGATCCTGGAGGATACGGCGGCGATCCTCGACGCGGCGCTGCTCGACGCGACGGCGGCCAGCACGGCCCGCCCGGCCGGCCTGCTGAACGGCGTCAGTGCCGCGGCGTCCGGCTACGGCGGCGGCGACTGGCAGGCCGTGGTGGAAGACTTCAAGGCCCTGATGGCGCCGTTCGTGGCAGCGAACGCCGCGGACAACATCACGGTCGTCATGAACCCGACGCAGGCGCTGGCCATCTCGTTGATGGCGGGCGGCGACGGCAAGTTCGGCTGGTTCAGCGAGGTGGAGAAGCGCGTCACCATCGTGGAATCCACCTATGCGACCGCCAATCGCCTGGTGGCGCTGCGCAATTCCGACTTCGCCACCGCGCTCGGCGATGCGCCGGAATTCGACGTGTCCGAACAGGCGACCGTGCACATGGAGGACACGACTCCGCTGGAGATCGTCTCGGGCACCGGCCCGACCACGGCCGATCCGGTGCGGTCCTTCTTCCAGACCGCGACCATCGGCGTCCGAATGCTGATGGACGTGTCGTGGAAGATGCGCCGCAGCGGGATGGTGCAGTGGATCGACGGCACCTCCTACTGAGCGCGAGAGGGGCCGGCAATGGCCGCTCTTTGAGGCCCTGAGTAACCCCATAGCTGAGGATGAACATCCATGGCCATTCGTCGCTTCGTTGTCACCGCGACTACGGACGGTTCCGGTGACTGCACCGCCTACAGCCCGCATCTGTCGGGCTATGTCCATTCCATCCAGTACGTGAAGACGGACTATACGGATGGTGTGGACTTCACGATCACGTCGGAGACGACGGTGCAGACGCTTTGGACGGAGTCCAACGTCAACGCCGCCGTCGTCAAGGCTCCGCGTCAGGCGACGCACAGCACTGCCGGCGTCGCCGCGCTCTATGCGTCCGCCGGCACGGCGGTCAACGACCGCGTCGCTCTCAGCCGCGAGCGCGTGAAGATCGTCATCGCGCAGGGCGGTGCGACCAAGACGGGCGCGTTCCACATCACGGTGGACGACGGCCTGTAATCGGATCGGGGCGGCTTCATGCCGCCCCTTTCTGCTGTTTGGAGAGAACCCATGCGCGCGACCTGGTATGTCCTTGAGGACGGCAGCGCCGTCGATCCGAGCGAGGTTGCGCCGGACGAAGCGGGTGTGCTGCGTCATAGCGGCGGGCAGGCCGTGGCGATGGGGCCGTATGGCCCGCGGTCGCGCAGCGTTGATCTGCCCGAAGTGGCGAAGGCCGCGCCGCCTGCGCGCGACCGCGAGATGAATCCCGCGCCGAGCGGCAAATATAAGACGCGCTGACATGAAGATGCCGGCCATCATCGGGCGCATGCTGCCGTGGCGCAAGCGCGCCGCGGAAGGCGTGTATCGTCCAGGGCCGTACTTCCTCTCGGATGGATGGCTTTCGGCGTCGGCCGGTCGCGCGTGGAACTGGTGGCAGATGGGCGCGTCTGTGCAGCCCTACGGCGAATGCAGCGCCATGGTCGAGGCGTGCGTCTCGGCCTATGCGCAGACCGTCGCGATGTGCCCTGGCGACCACTGGCGGAAACTGCCGAACGGCGGGCGCGAACGTGTGGCAGGGTCCGCGCTGAGCCGTGTGATCCGCCGCCCGAACGATTACCAGTCGATTTCGGACTTCTTGCTGAACCTGACGCGCAGACTCTATGTGGGTGGCGAGGCGTTCGCGCTGGCGGTTCGCAACGAGCGCGGCGAGATCGCCGAATTGCATCTGATGCGCACGGGCTATGCCATGGTCGCAGCGGATGGATCGATCTTCTATTCGCTGGGCGGAAACGAGGTTGTCGATCGGCGCTTTGACTTCTCCATGCCGATCCCGGCGCGTGATGTGTTGCATGTGCGGCTGCATACGCCGCATCACGTGTTGAAAGGCGTCAGTCCGATCCTCGCGACCACGCTGGATCGGGCATTGGCGGGCGCCGCGCTGAATCAGCAGGTTGCCTTCTATCTCAACCAGGCCCGGCCGTCGTTCATGTTGGAGACGGACCAGCAACTGACGCGCGACCAGGCGCAGCAGTTGCGCGCGAGCTGGGATGAGCAGACGAAGGGTGAGCACGCCGGCGGCACCCCGATCCTCGCATGGGGGCTGAAGGCGAAGCCGGTCACGGGGTCCGCGGATGACGGGCAACTGGCCGAACTGCTGAAGATGAGCGAGCAGAACGTCGCGTTGGCGTACCGCATCCCGCTTCAGATTCTCGGCATCGGCGGGACGCCGTTTGCTTCGACCGAGGCTCTTATGTCGTCGTGGAAGGCTTCCGGCCTCGGCTTCGCGCTGAACCACATCGAGGAAGCCTTCGGACTGCTGTTTCGTCTGCGCGGCGTGCCGGACGAGTATCTGGAACTCGACACGAAGGCGCTGCTGCGGAGCAACTTCAAGGAAATGATCGAGGGGCTGGCGCGCAGCACGATCAGCGGCATCCACGCGCCCGACGAAGCGCGCAATGAACTGGACCTGCCCGTGGTGCCGGGTGGGCATGGCGCCATGCCGCGTGTGCAGCAGCAGGTTGTCCCGCTGTCCTATGGCAGCGACATGCGCCCCCCGGAACCAGCATCGGCCACGCCGCCGCCGTCTCAGGAGGACGCCGAGGATGACGACAGCCGTAGCGCCGACTTCGCGCGCTCCATCCTCGCCGCCGCCGATGAGGCAGAGCGCCGTGTCGCTGCCTGATGCACTGCGCGACGCGCTCGGCCAGGTCATCGCGAACGAGCGGCGGGAATGGCGCCGCGAACGCGAGTTGATCGAGGCACAGGCCAAGGCGACGGTCGCGGAACTACGCGCGGAGATCATGGCGCTGCGCGCTGGCGTTGAGGCCGAGGTTGCCGCGCGGCTCGCGATCCTGCGCGACGGCAAGGATGGCCGGGACGGCGTGGATGGGCGTGACGGCGCGCCGGGGGGGCAGGGGCCGCAGGGCGATCCCGGGCTTCCGGGCGCGGACGGTGCGCCGGGGCGTGACGGCAAGGACGGCGCTGACGGCCGGGATGGGCGCGACGGCGCCGATGGCGCGCCCGGACGGGACGGCGTTGACGGCGCTCCGGGCCGCGACGGCATAGATGGCCGGGACGGCGAGCGCGGACCGGAGGGGCCGGCCGGCAAGCTGCCTGCCGTTCGCGCATGGACCGATGGCGTCCATTACGAAGGGGCCGCGGTGACGC